ATGTAGAGTATTTTACAAAAGTCCCAGAACCTGAGATTCCAGTTCATAAACCAAAACATTGCTCTGGACACACAAGATTTAGAAAAAGTTGTCCGCTTTGTCTAGAAATAGTCGGAGCTAAATAATGGCTGGATTAAGTGCGTCAGGATTAAAAACACAGATCAGAAGTTATACTGAGACTGATTCAAATGTTTTATCAGATAGTGTTTTAGAAAATATTATATTAAATGCGCAGTATAGAATTTTTAGAGATGTCCCTATTGATGCTGATAGAAAACAACAAACAGGTAATTTAGTTACAGGTCAAGAAACAATCAACGCTCCAGCAGGAGCAGTTTTTATAAGAGGTATACAAGTATACGACTCAACGTCAGCCACAACTGGTCCTAATGTTTGGTTAGAAAAAAAAGATATTACTTATCTACAAGAATATGTATCATCAACGGCATCTGCTAAAAGAGGTCAACCAAAGTATTATGCTATGTTTGGTGGAGCCACAGGAGAATCAGACACAACATCTGGTAGAATGATGTTTGCCCCTGTTCCTGATACAACATACAAATTTAGAGTGCATTTTAATGTAGCCCCTGCACTATTAGAGGGAGAAGATGGAACTAATTACATTAGTCTTAACTTTCCAAATGGATTGTTATATTGCTGTCTATCTGAGGCATATGGATTTTTAAAAGGCCCGATAGACATGTTGACATTATATGAAAATAAGTATAAACAAGAGATACAGAAGTTTGCTAATGAGCAAGTTGGTAGAAGACGAAGAGACGACTACACTGATGGCGCTGTTCGTATTCCAGTAACCTCGGCAAACCCATAGGAGATAAATTATGGCAATAACATCGGCAATTTGCACAAGCTTTAAACAAGAGATTTTGGTCGGTACGCATAACTTTACAGCAACAACTGGAAATACTTTTAAAATAGCTTTATATACTAGCTCAGCAACTTTGGGTGCTTCAACTACAGCTTATTCAACATCAAATGAAATTACAAACTCATCTGGAACTGCTTACACTGCAGGAGGAGCGACATTAACAAGTGTTACGCCGACAACTTCTGGAACTACAGCACTTTGTGATTTTGCAGACGTAAGTTACACAGATGCTTCTTTTACAGCGAATGGTGCATTAATTTACAATGACACACAATCTGACAAAGCTGTTGCTTCAATAGCTTTTGGTTCAGATAAAACTGTAACTAGTGGAACTTTCACCATTCAATTTCCAACAGCAGACGCAACTAACGCTATTATTAGGATAGCATAAGGAGGGACTCCTTATGTCAGAAACATCGATATGGGGTGGAGATGATCCTCTCGTAGCATGGAATGAAAACTCTTGGCAATCTAATGTAGCAACTGTTTCATTAACAGGTGTATCAGCAACAACATCAGTTGGAGATGTAAAATCTTTTCCTGAACAAGGTTGGGGTTCTGATAGTTGGGGTGATGAAAACTGGGGTGAAAGTTCTTTCACTGTGGAACTTACAACAGCAGGTGTTGGAACAACAGCAGTTGGCTCTGTAACCATTTCAGCAGAAATAAATTCAGGTTGGGGTAGACAAGCTTGGAATGACAATGCTTGGGGTATTGAAGGAACAATATTATTAAGTGGTCAATCAGCAACAGCAAATGTTGGATCTATTTCACCCGCTGATGTTATGGGACTAACAGGAGTTTCCGCAACATTAAGTGTTGGATCAATCACAATGATTGGTAGTGTGGTTGTAGAACCAACAGGAGTTTCTGCAACATCTTCTGTAGGATCAATTTCACCTGCAGATGTAATGGGATTGACAGGAGTTTCTGCAACAGCTTCTGTTGGATCACCAACGGTAGCAGACGTAATGGGACTAACAGGAGTTTCTGCAACAACTTCATTAGGTGAACCAGAAATTTCTACAAACCCTGTTGTTACACCAACAGGATTAGAAGTGACTTCTGCTCTTGGTTCTTTAAGTCCAGCAGACGTAATGGGACTAACAGGAGTTTCTGCAACAGCCTCTGTTGGATCAATAGCTCCAGCAGATGTAATGGGACTAACAGGAGTTTCTGCAACAGCTTCTGTAGCAGAATTTGGGACTTCTTCAGGCTTTGGAATTCAAGCGTATTCAAGCGTTGACACAGGATCAAATTCATCGTATACAAATGTTGCAACTGGATCAAATACAAGTTATAGTGACGCTGCATAGGAGATAATTTATGGCATCAACATTTACACCTTTAGGTGTTGAACTTCAAGCAACTGGTGAAAACGCCGGTACATGGGGAACAAAAACTAATACTAATTTAGAAATTATTGAACAAATTGCTGGTGGATTTACAACACAAGCTGTATCTGACTCAGGAGATACTACTTTATCTGTAACAGATGGTGGAACAGGTGCAACCCTTTCACACAGAATTATAGAATTTACAGGATCTCTTACAGGAGCAAGAAACGTAACAATACCTTTAGATGTACAAAACTTTTATGTTTTAAAAAATTCTACAAGTGGATCACAAACCGTAACATTTAAATATGTATCAGGATCAGGAGACAGTGTGGCTGTTGCTCCTGGTGCAGTGAAATTAGTTTATGCCACTGCTAATGATGGGACTAATCCAGATATAGATGACACAGGATTTATAACTGCTTCATCTACAGATACTTTAACAAATAAAACTCTAACATCACCTAAAATAGGAACTTCTATTTTAGACACTAATGGAAACGAATTAGCTTTACTTACAGCTACAAGTTCTGCAGTAAATGAATTTACGATTGCTAACGCAGCAACAGGTGCTGGACCAACTCTTTCATCTACGGGTGGGGACAGTAATATTGATATTAACATAACTCCAAAAGGAACTGGAGACGTTGTTCTTGCTGGAGACACTGTAAAAGTTGGTGATTCTGGAGCGGCAGCTACATTAACCTCAAACGGTGCTGGAACATTAACTGTAACAACTGGTGGTGCAGCAGATTTAGTTCTAAGCACAAACTCTGGAACAGATTCTGGAACTATTACTATTACAGACGCTGCTAACGGAGATATAACTTTAGCTCCTAATGGAACTGGAGTTGTTAAAGGAGTTGACGGAGGTGATAATACAGCTGCGATCAAGATTGCAGGTAAGGAAACTATTTGGGTTCCAGCAGTTGCTATGTACCCTAACTCTACGAATGGTTGTGCGGATATAGAACAAACAGAATTAGCTAACGGACCAGAAATTAAATCTTTAGATTTTGACAAAGATTCAGATGAGTTTGCACAGTTTGCTGTAGCATTTCCTAAATCATGGAATGAAGGTACAATTACTTTTCAAGCTTACTTTACAGCAGACTCAACAAACACAGGGACTGTTTCATGGGGATTATCTGGTGTTGCGATTGCAGACAATGATAGTGTTAATACAGCTTTTGGTACACAAGTTGCACCAACAGCAAAAGCTCATAGTGGAACAGCGAACGATTTAGATGTCACAGCAGAAAGTGGTGCAGTAACTATTGCAGGTTCACCTAGCACAGATGAACAGGTATTTTTTCAAATATCAAGAGACGTGTCAGAAGATAGTTTAACAGCTGATGCAAAACTATTGGGTATCAAATTATTCTTTACTACTGACGCTGCGAACGACGCATAATAGGAATAGAATATGAAAAAAATAGACCCTAAACTTACATCTGGTAAGAGCACAAAAACTATCAGTAATAAAAAAGGTAAAAGTTTTGGATATCAAGTCTTAGGATTTGGATCGGGGGGTGCTTTAAAAAAATTTATAGTAGCATGCGGGGGATCTGTATCAACTTCTGGAAATTTTAAAATTCATCAATTTACAGGCCCTGGAACTTTTACAGTAACTTGTGCAGGTAATGCAGCAGGATCAACCGTTCTTGAATATTTAGTAGTAGCCGGTGGTGGAGGCGGAGGAACTTCTGGATGTGGAGGACGAGCAGGAGGCGGAGGCGCAGGCGGATATAGAGAATCATCTGGAGCAACCGCAGGATCTTACACTAGATCTCCTCTTGGTGCGTGTGTTAGTGGAATAACAGCTGCTGTTCAAGGTTATCCAATTACAGTTGGTGGTGGCGGAGGTGGAGGATCCGGTATGGCCGGTGGAGGCTCAGCAGGAAGTAATGGTGGTAATTCAATTTTTTCAACGATAACTTCTGCAGGCGGAGGTAGAGGTGGTGGACACCCTAACAGTGGTGCTCAAAACGGCGGCCCTGGTGGATCCGGTGGCGGCGGAGGTGGAGATGGACAACAAGTTGGTGGTCCAGGAACAGGAAATCAACCTCCAACAAGTCCCCCTCAAGGAACTCCAGGAAGTAGTGGTCCTGGAACTGGTGGTAGTGCAACACAACCTGCTAGCACAACTGGAGGTGGTACTTCTTGTATTACAGGATCTCCGGTTCGAAGAGCAGATGGAGCAGGTGGGGGAGGTGCTGGATCGGCTAACACCGGAGATGGTGGAGGCGGTAATAGACAACCAGGAAGTGGCGCTTCAGGTGGATCTGGTATAGTAATAATAAGGTATCAATTTCAATAATATGGCACACTTTGCAAAAATATCAGAAGAAAACGAAGTGCTTCAAGTTCTTTTTGTAGAAAATGAAGACGCTCCTAATGAAGCTGCAGGTCAAGCACATTTAGAGACTCACAATAATTGGCCCGCTAATTTATGGATTCAAACGTCTTATAACACCGTAAATAATACACACACATTAGGTGGAACACCTTTTAGAGGAAACTACGCATGTATAGGTTTTACTTGGGATGCTACAAATAATATTTTTTGGCAACCTAAACCTTTTGCCTCTTGGACAAAACATGTTGCATCTGCAACGTGGAGATCTCCACTAGGAGAACAACCTTCAATAACTTCAGAACAAAAAACACAAAACAGTGCAGGAACTCATGATTGGTATTACGTCTGGGACGAGTCTGCATATCAAAATGACAACACAACTGGTTGGGTATTGACAAACTCAAAAGCATAACTTATATTTTGTAGTGGTATGCAAAAGAAAGTATTAAGTGAACAAGCTATATATTATGGCGATGTTAAGATGCCGGAATATTGGGAGATTGATAGAAATAAACTATCTTTCGACACATTAGAATCAAAACTACTTGATTCAAAATTTCCATTTTCTAGAACTTGGGACAAGTTAAATACCTATATAATAGATTATGTACGTGTTAAATATAACATAACACTAGTTAATAAAAAAACTTGGGCTGATATTTATAAGCCCACAGAAACAACAAAACCATTATTAAACGTTGACCCAATAGACCTTCGAAACTCACCTGACTTTACATTGTTATATGGTTTGAAAGTTAAAGATTGCATGGTTAGAATATATTATGAAGATAACAGACGTAAAGGTAGATCTTGGGATATACCTTTAGTAAATAATAAATTTATTATGTTTCCTTCAACTAACGTCTATTACTTAACTAATAATCAAATAAGCGATTTAAATTTTGTACAAACTATAACGTATGAATATATATAAAAATTTTTTATTAAAAAAAGAATTTGATAGATTGAAAGATATTATAATGTCAGTAAATTTTCCTTGGTATTTTAATGAGTATGTAAATTATAAAAATGAAAAAGGAAATAATTTTCAATTTACATATTTGTTTTGTGACAGAGGAGAGAAAAATTGTATTGAACAACATTTTGAATTAATAGAGCCAGTTTTAAAAAAAGTTAATTTTAAAAAATTAAATAGAATAAAAGCTAATTTATTAACTAGAACTAGTAAAATAATTGAATATGGATATCATACAGATGTAAGGGAAAAAGGAACTACAGGTATTTTATATTTAGATAATTCCAATGGATATACAAAATTTAAAAATGGCAAAAAAATTAAAAGCGAAGAAAATAAATTTGTTGAATTTAACTCAACATTAAAACATACAGGATCTTCTTGTACTGATCAAAAAAGGAGAGTTGTAATAAACTTTAATTATCAATGAATTTAACAAATTATTATTGGTATTTTAGTGGTGTTCTTACACCTAAATTTTGTAATGAAGTAATAGCTTATGCTAATCAACAAAAAGAAGTAATGGCTAGAACAGGTGGATATCAGGACAAGGAATTAAATAAACAAGAGGTATTAAATTTAAAAAGAAAAAGAAACTCTGACTTAGTTTGGCTAAATGACACTTGGATATACAAAGAATTACATCCCTACGTGATGGAGGCAAACAAAAAAGCTGGTTGGAATTTTGAATGGGATTGGTCAGAGTCTTGTCAATTTACAAAATATAAATCTAATCAATACTACGATTGGCATTGTGATAGTTGGGATAAACCTTATGAAAAAGAAGGACCTGAAAAAGGTAAAATTAGAAAACTATCCATGACCTGTCAGTTGACAGACGGTTCAGAATATCAAGGTGGTGAATTAGAGTTTGATTTTAGAAACTATGACCCACATATGCGAGATGAGTCAAAACATAGAATACAATGCAAAGAGATATTACCAAAAGGGTCTATCATTGTGTTTCCTAGTTTTGTGTGGCATAGAGTTAAACCAATAACATCAGGCACGAGATATAGTCTCGTTGTTTGGCATTTAGGAAAACCGTTTAAATAAAGGAGAACAATGGATAAAAATAATTATTTTAATACACCTATTTGGTCAGAGCATAGACCAGAGTTTGTAAAATCTTTAAATAAAGCAAGCAATAAATATATTACCGATGCGCGTAAAAAAGAAAAAGCGTGGATAAAACAAAACGGTGATTTTGGAAGATCGTATCATTCAACGCCATTGCTACATGATAATGATTTTTTAGATTTTAGAAATTACATTGGTCAAATGTCCTGGGAATATTTAGATGAACAAGGTTATGACATGTCACAATACACGACTATATTTTCTGAAATGTGGGTTCAAGAGTTTTCTAAAAAAGGTGGTGGACACCACAATGCACACATACATTGGAATCAACATGTGTCAGGTTTTTATTTTTTAAAGTGTAGTGACAAGACATCTTTTCCCATCTTTCACGAACCAAGGACAGGAGCACGTGCAACTAAATTAAAGATGAAGCCAGGAATAACAGCCATACTACCGGGCACAGAACAAGTTCATTTTAAACCTACACCAGGAACACTAGTTATATTTCCAGGATTTTTAGAACATGAATATGCAGTTGACCATGGTATAGAACCTTTTAGATTTATACATTGGAACATACAGGCTGTTCCGAAAGAGATGGCTAAAGATGTTTGAGCCAATATTTAGTTCGTACTTGGATACAAATATTTTAAGTTGTAACTTAAAAGAAATTAAAAAAGATATTTTAAATCTTAAAAAAAATAGTAAAGGTGTTATTATAAGTAATAGAGGAGGTTGGCAAAGTGAAAGCACTAATAAAATAAGAAGTTCGTGTAATGAATTATTTTATCAAATTAACATATTAGTTGCAAACGTTGCTAAAAATTTAAACCTTTCTAAAGAAATAAAACTAGCTAATTATTGGTTTAATATTAACAATTTAAGTGATTTTAATGTTCCTCATTGTCATATATCAGGCAGTAATGATGTATCACGTAATCTAATAACAGGAGTCTTTTATGTAGATGTTCCTAAAAATAGTGGTGACTTAATATTTTTAAACGAAGATAAAACCGTACCAACAATCTATGATTTAAATGTAAATAAATACAACACATACACTTCCGCTGCTTGGACCTTACATCCCATAAATAATTTATGTGTTTTATTTCCTGCAAATTTAACTCACTATGTTGAACCTAATTTAAGTAAAAAAAATAGAATAAGTATTAGTTTTAATTATGCATTTTAAAAAAGACGGATATGTTATTATACGTAAAGCTATATCAAAAGATTTAGCGACTTTTATTGCTAATTATTTTAGGATGCAAAAACAAGTACATGATACTTGTAAAGAACATCGATATTTTTCACCATTTGAAAATATTCTTGGAACATATGAAACAGGCTCCGATGCACAGATACCTGATACGTATGCTCATTATGCAGATATTGCTATGGAAACTTTAATGTTAAAGTGTCAACCAGAAATGGAAAGGATAACAGGACTTAAATTATATCCTTCATATACCTATGCAAGAATGTATAAAAAAGGTGATGAATTAAAAAGACATAAAGATAGATTTTCTTGTGAGATATCAACTACCATGAATTTAGGTGGTGACAATTGGCCAATATATCTAGAACCATCTGGAGAAGTTGGTAAAAAAGGTGTTAGAGTAGATTTAAAACCAGGAGATATGTTGGTTTATTCTGGCTGTAAGCTAGAACATTGGAGAGAAAAATTTAAGGGCAAAGAATGCATTCAAGTTTTTTTGCATTATAACAATCGTAAAACCTCAGGGGCCAAGGAAAATATGTTTGACAGACGTCCACATTTAGGTCTTCCTAACTGGTTTAAAAAACGGTGATATAACTTTATGATGGAGGCAGTGGAATCCACCACATACCACCCACTGTCTCCTTCATATGGACTTTAAATAATTTATAATATATACTATCAAAAAAATTAAAAACTCTATATAAGTAGGGGTTATGCTACAGAAAATAGGATTTCAACCAGGTATTAATAAACAAATAACTCCCACAGGAGCAGAGGGCCAATGGGTTGATTGTGATAATGTTAGATTTAGATATCAAATACCTGAAAAAATAGGTGGTTGGAATCAACTAGGAACATTAAATGAAAACGAATTGACTGGAGCAGGTCGAGGGTTACATCATTTTATTAATAGTTTGTCTAGAAAATATGCTATCATAGGAACTAACAGAATACTTTATGCTTTTTCTGGAGGTGTGTTTTATGACATACACCCTATTCAAACCACTACTACGCTTACAGACGCATTCTCCACCACTAACGGATCAGCAACAGTGACTATAACTTTTAGTAGTGCACACGGTTTAGCACCTGGTGATATATTGCTAATGGATAATTTTACTACAATAACAAATTCAAACTTTGGTGCATCTGATTTTGACAATAAAAAATTTATGGTTGCAACCACACCAACAAACCTTACAGCTACAATAACAATGCCATCTAACGAGTCTGGATCTGGTGCAACAACATCAGGTGGTATTAGAATACAAAAATATTATACTGTAGGTCCAGCTGTGCAGGCAGAAGGTTTTGGTTGGGGTTTAGGATCGTGGGGAGGAGAAGCTGCAGGAGCTATTTCTACAACACTTAATGGAGCTTTAGGAGATAATGCATTTGGAACTGGTGGGTCAGGAACATCTATTACATTAACGAGCACAACAAACTTTCCTGACTCTGGCACAAATTTTATTCAAGTAGGCACAGAGGAAATATCATACACAGGTATTTCAGGTAATAACTTAACAGGTATAACAAGAGCAGTTAGAGGAACCACCAGAGCTGCTCACAGTGATGGAGCTAGTGTTAAAAATTCAAGTGATTATGTTGCATGGGGTGAAGCAGCATCAGGAGACTTAGTATTAGAACCGGGTATGTGGTCATTAGATAATTTTGGTGATAAGGCGATTTGTTTAATTCATGATGGTGCTGTTTTTTCTTGGGACTCTAGTTTATCTAATGCTACAGAAACAAGAGCAACAATTATATCTGGTGCACCAACTGCATCAAGACATATGTTAGTATCTACACCGGATAGACACTTAGTATTTTTTGGAACAGAAACAACTATCGGTGATCCAACAACACAAGATGATATGTTTATTAGATTTTCGGATCAAGAAGATATAAACACATATACACCAACAGCAACTAATACAGCTGGTACACAAAGACTGGCCGACGGATCACAGATCAGAGGAGCAATTAGAGGTCGTGATGCAATTTATATTTGGACTGATACAGCGTTATTTACACAACGTTTTGTTGGTCAACCTTTTACGTTTGCGTTTGCACAGGTTGGAACTAATTGTGGACTGGTCGGACAAAATGCATGTGTAGAAGTAGATGGTTCTGCATATTGGATGTCAGAGAATGGTTTTTTTAGATATGCAGGTAAGTTAGAATCATTACCTTGTTTAGTAGAGGACTTTGTTTATGATAATATAAATTTAGCGTCCGGTAATCAAATGGTATCAGCAGGATTAAATAATTTGTTTGGTGAAGTTATGTGGTTTTATCCAACAATAGGATCATCTGTAGTTAATAGACAAGTTACATATAACTACTTTGATTCATCGCCACAAAGACCTGTGTGGACAGTTGGAAGTTTAGCTAGAACAATGTGGCGTGATTCTGCTGTCTTTGGGCTACCACATGCGTTAGAATATGATGCATCAACGGACACATCTTTTGATGTTGTGGGCAACACAGAAGGTAGAACAAGTTACTACGAACATGAAACAGGGACCGATCAAAATAGAAATGGTACAATCACAGCCATAACAGCTAATATATTATCAGGAGATTTTGATATTACACAACAAAGAAGCGCTTTAGGTCAATCATCAGGTATAGCAACTTTTAGGGGAGATGGTGAATTTATAATGAAGATTAGAAGATTTATACCTGATTTTATATCACAAACAGGAACCACTAGAGTTACATTAGAACTAAGAAACTTTCCAAACGATTCATCTTCAAGCTCATCACTTGGGCCTTTTGATATAACTTCATCTACACAAAAAGTAGATACACGTGCAAGAGCAAGAGCTATTGCATTAAAAGTAGAAAACACGGGATCTAGTCAAGATTGGAGATTAGGAACGTTTAGATTAGACACACAACCAGACGGAAGAAGGTAATGGCAAAGATTGTACAAGTAATAACTAGACCATCAAGAAACTATGATGTGGAAACTGCAGAGGCACAGGTTAGAGATCTTGATGGGATTGTAGAAAAATTAAATTCAACGTTTCAAGAAGAATTAAAAGATGAAATTGAAGCGTTTAACTTTTTTATTAATTAATGGCTAATCAATTTAAATTTGTAGGAATAGACAATAGTACATCAGGAAGTGCACTTTCTCCTTTTGGATCTGGTAATCCTTTGGTAAGTGAAACGTATGTAATTAAATCTATATTGGTTACATCAGAAGGAACGCCTACAGTGACAGTCGTAAACAATAGTATTACAGCTATTAAATCAGCAGCTTTGACTGCTAACACTACAACAGAATTATTGACTCAACCTTTAGTGGTTGAAGGAGGTAATACCCTAACCGTGCAGTCAAGCAGCACAGATTCGTTTGATGTAGCGATTAGTTATTTAAATATCAAGAAAGAGGTAACGGTATAATGATGGAAATAAAGCCAGCAAAAGTAGAAACAACGTACAGACACAAGAAAACTGGAGAGCTTTTTAAGGAAAGAAAAGACTGGGAAAACAAGGGTTACAAACAAGAAGACATGGCTCAAGATGTAAATGTTATAATGCCAAGCCTTGATTTATTTAGTAAAACAAAATAGAATAGAACAATGGCCATTACAAGATCACAACAAGCAAGACAACTATATAGAATCGGAGGCTTCGGCGGACGAGCAAAAGAAGGTTCCGTTGAAAGACCTGGAGGTAGTTCTAATAGAGAAAGAGGTATAACCCAAAGAGGCACAGGACCTGGAGGAACTACAGGTAGAATAGACCGTCCACAAGCAGATCCTAGACCAGCTTTTGAAATGATAGGTGGTGAAAGAGTTAATGTAGGAGACACTCTTGGTAGACAAAGAGCTTTAGAAAGATCAAATGTTTTTCAACCTCCTAAAAGGTTTCAAGGTATAAGAAGTTTAGCTTCTAGATTTAACCCATTATCTTTTCTGTTAGGATTAGTAAATCCTGGTTTAGGTATAGCTTCTAGATTTTTTACTCAACAAGCACCAGAAACTTTACAAACATTTAAAGATTCTCCAACATTAGTAGATTTTTTTAAAAATATGAGAAGAGATGATGATCCTTCTGTTTTTGTAGACTCTGGAAGAGGTAGTGGTCTTAGACCAACCATAGATGATATAATTATTCCAAAAAGAAAACCTATTAATGTTGTCATTGATGATGACATGAGTCTAATACCAAGAAAAAATTTAAATGACTATGATGGAGTAACACCTTTTCAAAGAGATGTGATTGAAGATACACAAGACCAGGCAGATGATCCGTTTTTAAAGGGTGCTATGGCAGAGTTAAGTCAAAAACAATTAGACTATTTAAATTCACCAAAAGGTAAAAGCGATTTAAAACTTTTAGGTCCAGGAGGTGTATTTAAGAACAGATTACCTTTGTACGAAGATAAACCTTTTTTTGGTTTTGATCAAGAACCTACAACTCCAGAAGAGTTTAATGAGTATTTAGATTCAATAGGAGCACCAAAAATAAAAGTAGCAGATGGTGGTAGAATAGGTGCACAAGAAGGTGGAATCATGGATCTTGAAACAGGGAGACAGATGTATTTCCTAGGTAAGTTGGTTAAGAAAGCAACAAGAGCAGTCAAGAAAATAGTCAAGAGTCCTGTTGGTAGATTAGGACTGTTTGCAGCTGCAAGTGCCATACCTTTTGGAGACAAAGGAAGTTTATTCAAAAGATTCATGGCTCTTGATAAAGGGAAACAAATGCTAGCTGGAGCTGGATTATTATCAGCAGCACCATTTATTATTGGACAAGAGGAAGAAGAACAACCAGCAGGATTTACTGGATCAGTCGGTGGTCAGATAGATCCAAGAGCATACACGGACCCTTATGGTGTGTTATATGGTGCATTTAAGGCTGAGGGTGGTTCTATGAAAGATGAGCCGGTAGCCAAAAGAACTATGCCACTATTAGATATGGGTGGACAAGAAATGGATTTAAGAGCTGAGGGTGGCTTTGTGCCGATAGGTAGAATGGAAAAGGCTGACGATGTGCCTGCCAGACTATCTAAAAACGAATTTGTATTCACGGCTGATGCTGTAAGAAACGCAGGTGACGGAGATGTGGACAAAGGTGCAGAAGTCATGTATAACATGATGAAAAACCTCGAAGCCGGAGGTGAAGTATCCGAAGAATCGCAAGGCTTAGAAGGCGCACGTGAAATGTTTCAAACATCAAAAAGATTAGAGGACGTATTATAATGGCTGTACAAGAAACCCGAACACTACCAGCACCGTTTATAGATAAATTAGGCACGGACCTTGCAACACAGATCACGGCCCAAGCACAAATACCTGTAGTTGCACCAGGAGCTGCTGGTATATCACAATTAGCAGGTGAGTCCCCTGAAGATTTTGCAAAAAGACAACAGGCAGCACAACAGTTTGATATCAGACAACAAAGTCTAGCAGGACTTGCACCACAAGTTGCAGGTTTAAGTGGATTAGAACAACAGGCAAGAACAGCAGCACAAGCTGGTATAGGTTCTTTTGCACCATTTGTACAAACATCTCAATTACAAGCAGGAGCTGCTCAAGGAATATTAGGACAAGCAGGATCAACGTTAGGTGGTGTTCCATTAGGAGCACAAGCTTTTCAACAGGACGTATCTCAATTTATGTCCCCTTTTCAATCGCAGGTGATTGATGCAACTTTATCTGAATTTGATCGTAACCAAGCAATCAGAGAACAAGGTATAAGAGATCAACAAGCCGCTTTGGGTGCGCTCGGCAGTGGTCGAGCGGGAGTGCAACTCGCAGAGTTTGGCACAGGGGCTGCAAGAGAACGTGCATTATTACAAGCGAATCTATTGCAGCAAGGTTTTCAACAAGCACAAGGAGCTAGACAACAAGATATCGCAAACAGATTTGGTTTAGGACAGGCGCAAGCAGGACTTGCAGGACAACAATTAGGACAAGCACAATTTCAAACAGGACTAGCATCGTTAGTCCCTGGATTACAAAGAGCAGATGTCGGACAACTTGGAGCATTGGGCGCAATCGACAGATCGTTAGACCAAGCAAGACTTGATGCACAAAGACAGGCAACACAACAAGCAGCATTCCTACCTCAACAACAGTTAGATAGATTTGCTGGTCAGGTAACAGGTCTAATGGGTGGTTATCCGGGTGGAACAAGGCAGGAGTTCATACCTCAACCTACACCATTACAGTCTGCTCTAGGTATTGCGACTACATTAGGAGGCCTATATTTAGGATCTAGATAATGAGAAGTAGAACGTTAACAAGACCAATGTTTAGAATGGGTGGTTCTTCAGGGACTGGTATCACATCAGGACTTGATAGACCGGGATATCAACAAGGTGGTGGAGCCGATGCTAGATTTTTTATTCAAAGACCAATGGCACCAGCTGTTGATAAAAAACCAACAGGTCTTGGTCTAGGAACAATACCAGGATTTATAACACAGTTTGGTTTAAATCTTGCAAGTCAAGCACCTACAGGAAATATATTTTCTACAGCTGCTGCAGCTGCAAAAGAACCTTTTGAAACTTTTCAACAGGCTAAGTTTGCAGAGGCAAAAGAAGAACGAGAGTTTGAGAGAGAAAAACAATTACAATTGTTAAAAAATCTAGATGAGGATGATAGAATTCAAATACAAAAAGAAGCACAGGTTTTAGCTGATAATCCAGAAAGTGAATTTTTTGGTCAATACAATAAGGCATTAAATATGTTAGCGCAGAAAAAAGTATATGGTGTACAGTTTATGCCAGGTGAAGAAAGAAAAGCAGCTATTAAAAAAAGAGCAGACGAATTAAGAGCAGCAAGAGTTCCAGATATTATAGCAACTAGACAAGCGACATTTTTTGTAGATTTTCCTAAAGTTGAAAAAGCAAATCCAGATATTAGTTTTGATATAGAACAACCTTTCTTTATCGGTGCAGATCAAAAATACAAAGAAGGTTTTGTTTATTATGATCCAATAGGTCAAATTTATCTTCGAAGAGATTCTACTATTACAGGAGGAGAGACACCAGGTTTTGAAAATATCACTGGTGAAATAAAGTAGGAGGTAGCTGTGGTAGAAAAATACGACAGATTTAAAATTCAAGAGCCAGAAACAGAAACAAATCTAGCTGTATCTGTTGCAGCAGGAATAGGTTCCGGTTTAATAAAAGTACCTTTAGGTTTAGTCTCAGTGGCTGCAGAATTATATGATGCAACACAAGGTGAGGGTGTAAACTATGATGAGAGTGCTGTTGCAAGGTTAGAAAAATTTATTGATGATAGTGTTGTAGGAGATGTTATCAACGGTTTAGAGGATAAAGCAAGAGACACAGCAGCGGGTAGAATAACAGAGGCATTGGTGCAAGTTGGTGTGCCTGCAGCAAGAGCTGCAAAACTTGCTGGCAACATAGCTGTTAAAGTGGTTGGTGGCATACAAAAAGGTAAAAGAGTTTCAGTAACAGGTAAACAAGGTAAAAATCTATTAAAAGGTGCACAGAAAGCAAACGAATTAAACAAAGCAGCAAGATATTCTAAATATGCTGCAACTAGTCTTGGAGGTGCTGCAGGTGCAGCCGCTGTTTATGATATAGAGGACATTGGAACTTTTGGTGACATAGCTCCAGGTATAGGAACGGGTTTAGATAGAGACGCTACAAAAGATACAGAGGATGATGCTGTTAGAAGATTAGAAAACAGGGCAAAGTTTTTTGCAGAGGGTGTTTTACTAACACCTTTTGTTTATGGTATCGGACAAGGTGCAAAATTTCTTGGTAAGAAAGGTAAAGAACTTGCATATAGTAATTCCAAGTTTGAGAGAATATTAGATAAATTTGCATCTACATTTAGACCTAGAAGTAAAAAATCACAAGAATTATTTGAAGCAAGCATGAGAGTCGAAGGACAGGAAGGTGCAGCAGCTATTATTGCAAAAGATTTAGTAAAAGACATCGACGATTCTTTTAAAAATATATTTGATAAATCATTTACAGCTGCTGAAAGAGTAAAAAATACAGATACCATATTAGAACAAATGGATGGTTTAATAAGAACTGGTAAAGATACTATTAGAAATAACGAAGTGGTTTTTAAAAATTTTGATAAAAAACGATTAACAGATTTTAGAAAATCATTATCTAATCTTAAAATACCTGAAACAAAACAAGATGAGCTAGTGGCTGCAGTTACCAATTCTAAAAAAGCTTTTAACAGACTACAGACAGACTTATTACAAGGTGGTAACCTAACCACAACAAACAAAGATGAATTATTAGATTTTTTTAGTCAAAGATTAAACTCAACTTTGTCAAATGATTATAAGATATTTCAAAACAATAAAGTGTTTAAAACTACAAACTACATACCTGCAGATGAGAAAAGACAAGCGGTTGCACAGGTATTTATGAATTATGCGAAATCTAATAAAGTTAAAGGCTACACAGAAAAAGATGCATTGCTAGATGTAGACAGAGTTCTTGAAAATGTAAAAATGGACCCTGTAACAAAATCACCAGTGTTTAAATTTGAAAGTAAGAGTGCTTTATATGATGGCGTGGTGCAAGAGATAAATATCTCAAAAATGATTTCTACAAACAAGTTTGATCCACAGGATCTAATTACAGGTCAAAAAGATCTAAAAGCATTTAGGGAATTATTTGGTGAGATAAAAGATGCAAGAAGAACAATAATAAATAACATGCAATCGATGGCATCGATCACGGCCAGAGATAAATTTTACAATACGATAGTGCAAAGTGGTAAGATTGTTTTTGACAATCCAACACAGGCACAATTAAATCTACCTAATAGACCTAGTTATACTTTGAGTAGAAATGGTATGCAGATCAAATCACCACTTGGTGAAGAGATATATACTAATCCTATGAATGGTAAGTTTACATCGTCAGAGTTTGAACAGGCAATAAAATTTGCAGAGGAGATGCCACTGGATGGTTTAATGAAATCTAGTCTGTATAGATATCTGATAGCAGTGCCAAAGGCAGGGGCACAGGTTGCCAAAACAGTATTAAGTCCATTCACACACATGCGTAACTTTACAAGCGCTGTTGCATTTAGTGCAGGGACAGGTAATCTATTTAAGGACCCAAGATTTATTTTAAGAAGTTTTAAACAATCGTTCAATACAATACAGCCACAAATAGCTTATAGAAACTTACCAGAGGATCAAGCATTCTACAGATTTTTATTAGATGAGGGTGTGGTTAATTCGAGCTCTACATTTCAAGACGTTCAGGGATTATTAAAAGATATTGCAAAAGGCGGTGATTTTGTTGAAAGAGCTTTTGGTAAACTAGGTAAAAGAATGAACAAAGTGTTTAGAGGAGCACAAGATCTATATGTTGCAGAGGATGACTTTTACAAAATATATAATTATCTTGCAGAGTTTGATAATTTAAAAAATGCATATAAAGGTGCGGTGCCTGACATAGAACTTGCAAAAAGAGCAGCCAGTATTGTTAGAAATACGGTGCCAAACTATGCCTATGTATCAGATTTTATCAAAGGTCTACGTAGATCACCTCTTGGTAACTTCGTATCGTTTCCTGCTGAGATTGTTAGAACGACATTTAATATTACAGAGCAAGGATTAAAAGAATTAGCAGATCCTGCATTACGTAGTATTGGTGCAAGAAGATTAATAGGTTTAGGCACAACTTTAGCTATCATACCGCCAACAGTTGTAGAAGCGTTTAGAGGTATATACGGTATTACAAGAGATGAGTTAGCAGCCATGAGAAATTTCTTACCTGAATGGTCTAGAGAATCTACAATCATACCAAGTAAAGACAAAGATGGTAATTATTATTACACAGATTTTAGTCATGGTTTTGCTTATGATACAGTTGTAAATCCAATTCAATCTGTAATAGCAAACGTAGAGGCTGGAAAAGAACAACCTTTGATTCAAGGAATGATACGAGGGACAACAAGAGCATTAGGTAGATTTCTTGATCCATTCATAAGTGAGTCCATCTGGGTTCAGGCATTAAATGATCTATACTCAAGAGGTGGTAGAACAGATACAGGTTCAGAAGTATGGAATCCAAGAGATCCTGAAGGAGATAAGATGGCTAAAGGTATAAGACATTTAGTTGAAGCTCTTGCACCATTATCATTGCCACAGATATCAAGAACCATAAAAGCAGGTATATACGGAGAGGATCCTGAGACAGGTAGAGATCTAAGTCTAACAGGTGAACTTGGTGGTTTCTTTGGATTTAGAAATCAAAAGATGGATTTTGAAGAATCTCTTGGTTACAAGATATCTGATTACAACGGAGCGTTAAGAGATAGTAGAAAGTTTTTACCTAGGCCAAGAGGTAATGTAAATTCAAAAGATATAATAAAAGAATTAATTAAAGGAAATGCATCCTGGTTTGAGGCACAAAAAGATATGAAACAAAGCATCGAAGCGATGAAAACTTTGGGTTATAGTGATATAGAAATCGGGACTATATTTGATAGGCGTGGTAAAGGTAAAGATTTTAATGCGTTGCGTGTTAATCAATTTACACCTTTTGATATACCTGATGGATTAGTAGATGAGTATATTAGAAATGCAAGAGAAAACGGATATAAAATTCCTTTAACAGCCTCTGAATTTAATCAAATAAATATAATTTTGAGACAATTAGATAGATTAAAACTTAATCAACCTTTCCCATTAGATTTAATCAGAGAGTTTACAATAGGTAGTGCACCTCCTTTACCAAATATGCCAATGCCCAACGTAAATACTGTTAATACAACACAAGCAGTGGACCCAAGAACTAACTTGACACGTACGGAGACTGCTCTATTATCTCCTGAAGAACAAGTAATAGCGAGTAGAACATAATGGCAAAAAGATCGGCATTACAGAAAATAGAGGATCACGAGAAGCTTTGCAGGATAATGCAAAAGCAGACCTTTGAACAGATAAAAGAGATCAAGGAACGTGTAACAAGGATGGAGAAGATGATCATGGGTGGAGGCGGAGCTATAATACTTGCCCTGATCATGAACATGATAAAATGAACCTAAGTCGTAATTTTACACTTCAAGAATTAATCAAATCAGACACAGCTGTAAGGTTGGATATAAATAACAATCCAAACTCTGGCCAGATAGAAAAATTAAAATCATTGTGTGAGAATATCTTGCAGCCGGTACGTGACCATTTTGGCAGGGTCAAGGTGACCAGCGGTTTCCGTAGCGAGGCGCTGTGTGTCAAGATAGGTAGCTCTGTAAATTCACAGCATGCCAAAGCCGAGGCGGCAGACTTCGAATGTATGGGAGTCGACAATGCAGAATTAGCTGATTGGATCCACGATAATCTGGATTACGATCAATTGATATTGGAATTCTATACACCAGGCGAGCCAAATAGTGGCTGGATACACTGCTCTTGGACCTCGGACCAACCAAGAAAACAATTTCTACACGCATTTAAATCTGAAGGTAAGACCAAATACAAACCTGTGATTGGTAAAGCAAAAGATCTATTCTAGATCCACTCTTTTAATTCTTCACCCATAACCTCAGAGGCTATATTTATTTTATCTCGTAAAGCTTTTACAATCTTTTCATCAACAGTATCTTCTGCAATAAGATCTATATACGTAACAGTTTTCTTTTGTCCTATTCTGTGCGCTCTGTCTTCTGATTGTAAACGTTTTTCTAGATCGTAACTATTAGAATAATATATAACCGTATGTGCCTGGGTCAGTGTGATACCATAACCACCTGTCTGTGGTGTGCCGATTATAAATCTACAATTAGGATCGTTTTGAAATTTACGTATGTTATCTTGTCTATCTTCTTGTGAAGTCAAACCATAGTAATGAACGTAGGAATCTTCTCCATACTCTTTTATTATTCTTTGTATTATCTCACCAACACTTAATTGATAGTTAGCCCAAATGATTGCTTTGCCTTCTGTCTCATCTAATATTGACATCAATTCATTCAATCTGTTGCTATCAACAGCCTGTGTTGAAC